TACCATTTTGATCTAGAGAACCATCAAAAATTTCGTCAAGGATTAGAAGATTAGTATCCACGCTATTCTTAAGTTTAGCAACACTACGCCAAGTAAGCAGAAGAGCAATATCGATTCTAGCCTTTTCCCCTTCACTAAAAGATTCATAAGAAAAAATATCTCGGTAACGTGATTTAATAGTTTCCTCAAAATTTTCATTCAAAGTAAAGTTAACATAGAAGTCCATGTTTTGAAGATATTGATTCAGCAACTTATTCATCACTGGCAAATACTTCTTAATGATTCTAGTTTTAATTCCATTATCTTTTAGCAACATAGAAGCAGCCGTAAGACAATCTTTTTCTTCTTTAGTATCAGAAATAACTTTCTGTATAACTTTACTTTGTTCGCTAAGAGTTTTGAGAATATCAAATTGTTCTTTTTGATTTACATTACTATCTTGTAATTTTCTAATGTCTTCATCAATCTCAAATATCCTTTTGTGAATTGATCTGATCTCATTATTAAGTTGTCTGTTTTTTAGATTGAGTTCATTGATTTCATCCATCAAAAGAATAAAGGTATCTTCTTGACTTTTGAGATCGGAAAGTTGTTGTCCCAAATCAGACATAGCTTTCTCCACCTCAACAAGTTTATCCGAGAGAACTTGGATCTTCTCTTGTTTAAAATGCTCCTCAATCGATTGCCCACATGTCGGGCACGAATCATTCTGCTCAAAGAATATTTTTTCTTTATGATGTGCTTTTTGTTTGGTTGCAATTTTGTTCTTGAGCGTATCAACCTTAGAGATCGTTGCTTTAACTTTCGACGTGTCTGAAACGGCAGCGGTCTTAACGTCGATTTCCTTGTCGTTATCAAGGATTTCCGATTCATAATTAAGTGCCTCTTGTAGAAGGTTATCTTTACGATTTTCTTTTTCTTTAATATCTTCTTTATTTTTCTTTTCAATATCAAGCATGAACTGCTTTTGCATATTGATCTTTTCTTTTAGAAGATCAAATTTGTAAACGTGATCTTTTATCTCATCGTTGATGACTCGAACCTTTTCTTTAAGGTTTTGATTCATGACAGAAAAGATTTGAATGTCAAGAATATCTTCAATGATCTCTCTACGTTGTGCCAGAGGCAACCTCATGAAAGGAACAAATGTAGAAGATCCTAACACAACAATTTGAGTGAAAGATCTATAATTCATCTTCAATATGTTTTGTTCCAATTGATTTTGAAAATCAATAGCAGAAGATGCTTGATCTAGCATTACTCCATTCTGATAAATTTCAAAGATATTTGGTTTGATACCACGCCTGATTTTAAATTCATTCTTACCAATAGAAAATTCAATCTCAGCAAGACAATCCTTCTCGTTGATGCTGTTGACCAGCATAGGTTTGTTGATCTTACGGAATGGTTTTCCAAACAGTGAAAAAGTAAGGGCGTCTAGAATAGTACTCTTACCCGCTCCATTAGATCCAACAATTAAATTTGTTTTGCTGGATGACAGATCAACCTCAGTAAATACATTTCCAGTAGAAAGAAAATTTTTCCATCGTATAGTTTTAAAAATAATCATGGTGTTGATTTTGGCGGAATAATAAAATCATCAGAAGTGATAATGGAATATTTCTGTGATCGTTCGGTACATGCTCGTATTATAACATCCCCGTCAATAGGACTTACCCTCATAGGTGGGTAATCCGAATCTTCAATTTCAAGCAAATTCAAATAACGGTCGGCATCATCTTCTTCTTCAAACAAAGGAATAACATGTTCACCATTTTCAGCCAAGACTGAATAAACTCCATCCTCTCTGCTTTTTAGTGTGATGATGAACATGAGTTTTATGCTACTTCACAACTTTCAATATATAGCGTTTTCATAAGGTGTTTTAATTTATTTTTGTCTACGGATATTTCTACCTCATCGATGTATTCACTTAGAAGAGTTAAAGTATCTTTAACTTCCATGTCAATATTTTCTTCGGTATCAGATTCTACCAGTGTTTCAACAATCTTTAAATCAATAACATTTGCTTCGTACAATTTTTCAACAAGTTCTTCAAACTGTTGATAGTTTTTCTTTTCTTCTACGATAATCTTGACAAAAGAATTTGAATACTCACTGGGATTGATGCTGAGACTAGAATCAGTAGAATCATTGTAATAGATTTTCTGGAAAATCTCATAAGGGTTCTTGACCCGCTTGAGTTTATTTGTTGTCGGTTCATAGAGATGGAATCCTCGCTCGTCTTTATAATCGTTCCAGAACATCTGGTAAGGATTGCCTAAGTAAGTGATGTTGCCTCTAGAAGATTTGTGATGATAGTGACCAGAGAATACTTGTTTAAACTTTTTAAAGATTGAAGGATCCATGCCATGATCCATTTTCATACCAGGGGTAACTTCAAAACCATTCAACTCTAAGTGACCCATAGCGATCTCAGCACTGGTGTCATTAATCCAAGTCATTGTCTCTTCATAATTTTGAGAGTTAATCCAGGGCAACATGAGAATCTTAGTGCCCTCAATCATAACTGTTTCTGGTTTGGAATAGATTTCAATGTTATCGTATTCCTGAAGTAGGAGTTCTGGCGAATTAATTTCGTTTGTATTCTTGTAGTAAGTACAATGATTACCAAGAATCATATGAACAAAAATGCCAGAATCCCTGAGACGATCAAAGTAATGCTTACGAATACGATTCCAAACATTAAAATCAATACTCTTACGATTATCGAATGTGTCTCCCAGATCGATGATCTGTTTGATTCCTTCTCTTTCAAGTGTGGGGAAGAAGATTTCATCGTAAAACTTTTTAAAGTATTCCCAAAAAACCAAACTTCCTTTTCGACCATCTAAATGTTGATCAGTAATAAGAGCAATAGTCATCGTTTATTTCTTATTTCAAGGGACTCTTTGATACCTGTCATATCAGAATAACTGGAATTCATACCAGCCATATCACCACTGTAATTTTCTGTATACATTACATGATCATATCCTGACTTCTCTAGAATTTTATCTTTAATTTCTAGTTGTTTCTTTTCTTTTTGTATTCTCCTCAAAAAAGCATAGTAGATAATTTGAGTGAAATAAGCAAAAGGATTTTGTGATTTTTCTGGATCAAAGTTATCAATGTATTGTACACAGTTTTCTACACCATCCGAGATCATATCATCTCTAAAAGTGTAGTTAACAAAGTTTGGTTTATATGATAAATGTGTAGCGATCTTTAAAAAACAATCGCCAATATACCTAGGAATCCGAGGACGAGCAAGATCATTCTTTTTAGCTTCATTAACTTGTTTTTTAAAAACAGTTATAGCTTGTAAGAATTCTTTATTATTTACATAATACTCTGTATTTTTCTTGCTCATATCCCATGATCTCTAAATATGTTTTCTTTCCACAAGTATACAGGAATCCTAACACTCTGTCAAGTAGCTTGACACATGCCCATAAACTCAGTATAATAACTCTGTCAGGGTTCAGAAGATTAATAGCTTTTAGCTTCTTTTAAATATATCTTCTAGATACTTTTTAGTATTGTTTACTGATCCTAAGTACCCCATCCTTTGAGAAAGGTTATGGGGTTTTACATTAATGTCATGGGATTCATCACCTTGATTTAAAGTTCTTACGTAATACCCTTCAATTCTTTTGTCTAATTCAGACATGGTAATTACAGAATCTTTGGGAATTACAAACATAGTTTCATACGTGGAATGGATCCACTCAGTAAGAGTGAACCCATCTCCAGTTGAACTGCTTCTTTTATTTGATACTCTTTCAACCTTTAAAGGGTTCTCTAATAATAAACTATCTTCTTCAGGCAGGTAACAAACCTTAGCAATAATTTCTTCACCAGATACTAGTTTAATAGTTGAATAAAATTCTTCTTCCATCATTTTAAATTTATCTTTATAGTTTCGTATTTGAAATTCTCTTCTTGATAAATTTTGATTCTTTCTACCAAATGATTTAAGGTATAATTTTGTCTATGTTCATTTGATATGTCATCAGCTATATCGTAAAGAGTTGCTATATCTTTCCCTTCACCTTTACGAAGTACTCTACCAATAGACTGTAGATTTCTGATTCTAGATTTAGATGGTGAAGCGAATACAATATTGTGTAATCTTTTAATATTAATTCCAGTTGAAAATGTTCCGTAAGAAGCAATAATTACAGCATCATTTTCTTGCTCAGTAATTACCCTAACCTGCTCTCTATTTTCAACATCAACGGAACCATGTACGAAGAAAACTTTTCTTTTTTCTCCGATATCATTATTTATTAAATCGTATAATGGTTCACCGTGCTTCTCAACATAGTTAAACAAAACTAATGTGTTACCTTCTAGATCACGTACAAGATTTTTAATTAAATTATTTCTTTTACGGTTGTTAACCAAGTACTCAATTTCTGAATGATAGTCTTCAAAGTATTGATACTCATGCTTACAAACAAGAATCTTGATACGAAGATTTGATAAATGTCCTTTCTTAATTAGATCATCTGTCTTAGTAACTTTTTCACAAGCACCAAACAATCCTTCCAATACCCACTTATGTGTTTTACTTCCATCAAGTGTTCCAGTAAATCCGAAACGATACTTAGCATTATGAAGCTTAGTCATAATTCCTGTGAGGGATTTTGACTTAAATAAGTGTGCTTCATCACCGATAACACAGTCAATATCGTCAAAATACCTTTTGGGGAATTTGTAGATTGATTGCCATGTAGAAATGATGACAGGCTTATCTGTGTTCTTATCTTTGCCCGAATATATTGTATGTACATAATCGTCGGTATCCCAACCATATTCCCTAAAATCTTTAACCATTTGTTCTACTAGGGAAGTAGTTGGAACAACTAAAAGAATTTTTTTCTTTGTGGCAACATAATATCTAACAATAGAATAAATCATCAACGATTTACCAGATCCAGTAGGAGATAAAAATAATCCTCTATTGTTTTTTAGTGCTTGATATACTGTGGCATATTGGTAATCCCTTGGAGGGAACTTACAAATTTTGTCCATGAAAATTTTAACACCAGCAGGAGAAACCATCTGGTTCTTTTCTTCTACATCTCCATACCACTTGTCAGTTTCATATGACAAAGAGTACCTTCTTTCATTGCACCATTCTTTTAGATGATTAAGTAACCCACCATACAATTCACCAGTGCCAGGAGAATACAAATGAATGACGCCATCCCAATAACGATACCTAGGATTTCTTTTTAAAAATTTTGCTTCTGGCATTTCAAAAGAAAAATAGTCCGATAACTCACGATGAACATGAGGTTCGGACTCTAACTTCAGAAAGACTTCGTTCTTCTTACGGATAATAATATCTGACATTATGTATTTCCATTAATGAATTTCTCCCATTCAATAGCATTCTTAATGTGATAATTTCTTTGTGAAATCATCCTTAAAACCTGATCAAGAAAATACATTGCTTGATCTACGTATTTTATTTTTGCTTCTAAGTTAATAATTTCTTGATCTGACTCAAGATAAACTCTCATCTTGTCAGCCGTTTTAATACTAGATCCAAATGGTTTTTCGGCATACACTTTGGCATCTGCTTCGCCACCATAATATTCTCTTTTTTCTTTGACTATTTTTCTTAGTTCAAATTCTAAACTGGTTTTAATACCACTAAGATCTGTGTAATGGTTTAAGTATTTATTGTGTTGAAAAGGTATCTCTAAAGATAACCTCGCTAAATCTTCTGAGTATTGTTTGTTTTTAAATTCAAAATCAATTTTCGAATCTTGCCTCCATTCCTCTTTAACATTTTCAAATATACGATACTATAGTTTCAAATTTCATATAATTTTAAAGTTTTTATCACGGACAGTGTAATCGGTAAATTTAAATGATACATCAGCTGTAAAATATTCTACATCATTTGTAGTAGAATCGAAAGTAATGTCAGTTATACTAATTGGGAACAATCTTTCAAAATCAATAATACGATTTGTATTAAAATTTGAAGTTAAAATAAACAGCTGACCATTTGAATATTGTGGTTCTTCTGGAGTTTCATTAGCACCAGAATTTTTTTTAATCCAATTATGGATTGACATATAGTTATGGAGATCTTCATCAATAATAAATCTTACTCTCAGATCTCCAAATTCCATGCCACCACCAGGAACGATAGGAAAAGATCTAAACCTAGTAGGAACTTCAGTAAATGGCATAGTAACATCTGGAAGATTTACTGATTGGCAGAAAAAATCTACACTATCAAAAATTTCTAAACTTAATTTAAAACCTATCGGAGTTAAGTAATTCCTATTTCTAGGTTGTGTATCTAACCAATTGGCAGGCATGTCAACTTCCCAAGCTACTACTATTTATTTGCATAAAAAAAGACCCCCCAAGAGGGTCTTGAGAAATATTGTATTGTTTAGTATCAGATTACTCGTTCACACATGTAACCTGGAATTCCTTTGAATGTTGCTTTGTACGTCTTGTACTTCATTCCATGGGAAGCCAATTTTTGGGTTGGTACAGTTGGTCTTCCTCGGTCGGCATCTACATCTTCTTGTGAACGAGCAACATGAAATCCTTGACCAACTCCAATTTTTTCATCAAACCATGGATATTTGGCGCCGCCACCTCCACATCCTCGTGTGATTGGGCGAACATCTGATGTGGAACAAATAGTGTATGAGTAGGACATTGTTGTTAATTAATGATTGGTGAGTATATTATAAAGCTGATTTGAATCTTTTGTCAAGCCCCTCTTAATTACCGAGTACCTTTCTCCCAATAAAAAAGAGGGGGTTTCCCCCCTCCCAATCTTGATGTGAATCTATGAATCACATGAGGTTCTTAACTTGTACTCTTCTGTAGTACATGTTGGCATTGGCGGTGAGGTTCTCGCCGTCAGGTGTGCCGTTGTAAGCACCGTTGGTTGTAACGAATGGGTTCGATACCATGCCATAACGGGTCTTGAAGCCAATCTTAGGCTGGAAGGTGTTAGGATCGATCGAACGGAGCATCTGGAGGGGAACATATGGGCAGTAGAAGAATCCAGCGTCATATGGTGATGAACCCTTGTAACCTACTAGGTAGTAGTGCTTGTCAGATACGTTAGCGGAATAAGGATCAACAAAGACCTTAATTCTACCGTTGATTGTACCAACAGCAAGGTTACCAGTGTCATCAACACCGCCGATTGAAGGACCACCAGCGCCACCGAGACCTGAAGAATAATCAAGAGTACCTGCCATCGCTAGAGCTGAAGCAACGTCAGCCGAGCAGATGAGGAAGTTACCCTTGCCTCTACGAGTGTCTTGAGCAATAGCGTTACAATCTCTCTCAATCTGGAATAGTAGACCCTTCCACTTTTCAACAGTCCAACGACCGTTTGAATCAACGTCGAGGTCGAAGATACCAGCGTTAGCAACGTTATTCTGGGCACCTTTCTTAGCAACACGATAAACGGTACGAACAACCTCACGGTTGATCTCAGCTAGAACTTCGCTTGAAAGAATGTTAGCGAGTTCTTGCTCAGCATCAAGACCATGAATAGCCTTGAGGTCTTGAGCGAGTTCTAGAGTGTACTCAGCTTTGAGGGCTCTTGACTTAGCGGTAACCGAAGTCTTCTCAATGCTGAATGACATCTCACGGAATAGACGCTCAGGCTCGCCCATTCTTTCTAGATCTTCACGGCTCATGCCACGGGCAACTTCATAAGTGCCAGGGGTAGCATCGTTAAGTAGAGCAGGGTTGTTACCTTCTGAATCTCCACCAACACCAGCACCGTTACGTACAGCGTAATCGCCAGCAGTCTCGTCATAACCAGCGGTGAATCCAGTGTCAGGCTCGTTGAATAGAGCTTCTTCGCCAGCTTGATTCTCGTAACGTGATCTCATAGCAAAGATAAGTCCATTAGGACCGCTCATTGGTTGAACACCACAAACGTCATATGCCATTAGGTTAGGCATTGAACGACGAACTAGGCTGATTAGAATTGGATCGAAACCAGCAAGTCCTGAAGTGTTAGCAGTGGCAAGAGCTGATCCAGCGGGATCAATAGTGCCAGCGCCTAGTGAGTTTACAGCAACTTCGTTGAGGATGCTGCGCTCTTCACGTAGAGCTCTTTCTTGGTTTTCCAGGAGAACAGCGGTAACAGCCTGCTTATAACGATCTTGAATAGCGGGAGCTTCAGAAGCGTTTAGAACAGGTGCCCACTTTTCCTGGAGAAGTTTAGCGTTAAACATTTGTTTCTCCTTCTATTTTTTGGAAAAGATTGTGGGGGTTTGACAATAATTATTTATGAAAATATCACTTCCATCTAGAGATGGCATTGAGGTAAGCGGCCATTGCTGGTGTTACATCGCCTTCTACTGGAGTTTCGTCACTTACTTCTTTGGTAACTGACTGAGGGAAATATGACTCGCGTAGAGTCTTTACTGCTTCAGCAAATTTTTCTGGTGATTCAAAATGAACACCTTCTGATAAAGAAGCAAGTTTTTCTTTCTGAGTATCAGCTAGTCCT